GGCTGACGCTGACCGTCCAGTACTATGATTCTGCCGATGAAACGGAAGCAGCCGAACGGATGAAAGTGCTGCATCAGCGGTATCGGGGAAAGGAGACAACGAAATATGAAAATGCCATCCATTAATGTCGTGTTCAAGGAAAAAGGTATCAGTGCCATCGAGCGCAGTGAGCGCGGCATTGTCCTCATGATCCTGAAGGAAGAGACCCTGCCTTCGGTGACGGAAGTGAATCTGTATACGGCAGATGACATCCCCAAGGAACTGTCCGACAGCAACCGGGAGCAGCTGGAACTGGCGCTCCGGGGCTATGTGAACAGCCCGAAGAAGGTCATCGCCGAAATCATCAGCAGTGAAGCCGAGGACTATACGGATATCCTGAAGGTCATCGAGAACAAGCGCTTCGACTACCTGGTCATCCCGGACATCGGAACGTCGCACATCGATACCATCGCCACCTGGGTCAAAGGGATGCGTACCAATAAAGACAAGATGATCAAGGCCGTCCTGCCAGACTGTACGGCGGATACGGAAGGGGTCATCAACTTCGTCAACAAGACCATCCGCACGAAGAGCAAGACCTATACGACGGCCCAGTACTGCAGCCGCATTGCCGGCATCATCGCCGGGACGCCCATGACGATTTCCTGCACCTACGCGCCGCTGTCGGAAGTCATCGGCTGCGATGTGTGGACGAAAGAGGAAATGGACACCATGGCCGGAGCAGGGAAGCTGTTCTTCTTCTTTGACGGTGAAAAGGTGAAACTGGCCCGGGGCATCAACTCCCTGGTGACCACCGTCCAGGACAAGGGGACGAGCTTCCAGAAAATCAAGCTCGTGGACCTGATGGACATGATGCACGATGACATCCGCACGACGGCCCAGGACCATTACCTCGGGAAGTACGCCAACAGCTATGCGAACCGCTGCCTCCTGGTGACGGCCATCCAGGGATATCTTGACCAGCTGGCCCAGGAAGGGCTGCTGGAACAGGACCAGAACACAGCCTATATCGATGTGGAATCCACGAAGATATGGCTGGAATCCAACGGCAAATACACCAAGGCGGAACTGGCAGACATGTCCGATATGGACATAAAGCTGGCCAATATCGGCAGCAATGTGTTCATCGCCGTCAAGGCATCGCTGCTGGATGCCATGGAAGACGTGACGATTACCATCAATATCTGAGGAGGTGAAGCCGGATGAACAGTATGGAAGCCAAACGGGTCATGAACGGCAAGTATGCTGACCTGTATATCGACGGCGACCTCATGGCCGAAGCAACGGCGTTTAAGGCCGAGGTCACACTGACCAAGGAAGAAGTGAAGATGCTCCGCCATGTAGGCAAGGGCTACAAGGTCACAGGCTACGACTGCAAAGGCCAGCTGAAGCTGCATAAGGTGTCGAGCTACATGGTTCGGAAGATGAACGACAACATCAAGGCGGGCAGGCAGACTGTCGTGACCATCGTCTCTGTTCTGGATGACAAGGATGCCATCGGCAGCGAGCGCATCGTCATCAAGGACGCGACCTTTGACAGCCTGATCCTGGCTGACTGGGAAGTGGACAAGATGGGCGAAGAAAGCTACAGCTTCACCTTCTCGGACTGGGACCTCTTGGATTTAGCATAAGGAGAACAAGCAGATGAATATGGTAGACCGACTGCTGAAAGCAGATGTAGTGAACAAGCTGGCCGAACGGCCTGAAAAGAAAGTGAAGATGGAACGGCTCTCGAAGCTGTTCGGGTTCGATTTTGTCATCACGCTCCGGGCCATCGACCCGGAACGCTATGCGGATATCCAGAAGATGGCCGTGGATTTCACCAACGGCAGCGCCGATAACATCGACATTTATCAGATGCAGACGCAGACGCTCCTGGCGGGGATTGCAGACCCGGATCTCAAGAACAAGGACCTGCTGGAAAAATTCGGAGTTGTACTCCCTGGTGACATCATTCGCAAGCTCTTCCTGGCCGGAGAGATTGCCGACCTTACGGCACAGATTACAGAACTCAACGGCTATACGACCCAGGAAAAGGCAGACAAAGCCGTAAAAAACTGATTCAGACCGATGGCGAAGTGCAGGCGATGTATCTCCTGTTCCGGGAGCATCACCTGCTGCCGTCAGCGGTCATGAAACTGGGATACGGTGAACGGCAGGTGCTGTACGCTTTTATCCGGTATGAGATGGAAGAAAGGGAAAAGAAAAAGCAGGCCCAAAAATAGTGTAGTCTGCTGTTCTTTTTAGCGCTTGCGGATGTATGCTGTGGCCGGACCAGAGCCGACTTTGATGATATAGCCCTCTTTTACTAGACTGGACAAAGTGCGTTCTATGGTTCCCTGGCTGATATCTGGGCAGCGTTCCATCAGATCTTTTTTGCTGATTTTTCCTAGTGTCTGGGAAATGATGGCTTTGATCCGGTCTGGCTTGGAAATCTTTCTGGTTACCAGATATTGGATCCGATCTTCGAATTCATCATATGCTTTTATGATGATGCCCAAATAATATTTCACAAAAGGCGCATAGGTGTTTTGGTTTTCGTGCCAGCCGGAAGAACTTGCCTGAAGAGCTTCGTAGTAAGTGGTTTTCGTTTTTTCAATCAGCATTTCCAGGCTGATGTATTTCCCGACGATGTAGCCGGCACGATATAAAAGAAGGAGTGTCAGAAGTCGGCTCATCCGTCCGTTTCCGTCATTGAATGGATGAATGCAGAGAAAATCCAGAATGAACATGGGAGTCAGCAACAATTTATCCATTATGTTTTCCTGCCAGGCATTCTGGAACGATTGACATAAAGAATCCATAGCGTCAGCTGTCTGAAAGGCAGGAACGGGGATAAACCTTACCTTTTGATGCCCTTGTGCGTCTGTTTCTGCAATTACGTTATCTGCATTTTTATAGTCTCCTCCTATAGCTCCTGTCGAATAAGCGTACAGGTCCCGATGGAGCTGTCTGATGACATTAGGAACAGGAGAAATATAGTCATGATTTTCATGAATCAAGGCGAGTACTTCACGATATCCAGCAATTTCCTGTTCAGACCGATTATGCGGTTTAGCTTTTTGGCTGACCAGTGCTTCTAATCGCTTGTCACTGGTGCGTATTCCCTCAATACGGTTGGAAGCCCCTGTACTCTGGATCATGGCAACGTCTACCAGCGTTTTTAGTTCGTCTGTATTCGCTTCCAGAAATAAATCCTGCCGTCCCTTGTGTTCATGGATACAGGTGAGAAGCTGGACGATCTCAGGTGTCAGTAAATTTTGTATTTCCTGCGAGTAGTTAAATGTCCGCATAAAAATCTCCCTCATTTTTCTATCATCTGCCACATTTTAGCATGAAATGAGGCAGATAGCAAGAGAATGAGGCAGATAAATAAGGCAGATGATGGAAAGTGAGGTGAAACAGCATGGCCAATAACGTCATTGATGCCGCCATCCGGCTGCGGGATTTGTTCACGCCGACGGTGCGGAGTGTCAACGCCAGCCTGGGGGCCATGAAGACCCAGATGGCGGCGGCGAAACAATCGGTCAGCGGCCTGTCGGACAAGCTGACGGAGCATGAGCGCATCCAGAAGCGGACGGTAAAGAGCATCGAGCAGACGGGAAGCAAGATCTCCAGCCTGTCGGACAAGATGGCCCTGCTGTCAGCCCCCATCCTGGCGACGGCAACGGCAGGCTTCAAGCTGCACAGTGACTTTGCTAACGGCATCGCCAAGATTTCTACCCTGGTGGATACGACGGTCGTTTCCATGCAGAAGGTCAGTGATGAAATCCGTGCTGTCAGCGATGAGACCGGGGCAGGCGTTGCCGACCTTTCCGAATCGGTCTACCAGGCCATCTCGGCGGGTGTCGATGCCGGCCATGCTGTAGGCTTTGTCAAGGATATGACCATCGCCGCCAAGGCCGGGTTCACAGATACGACAACTGCCGTAAACGGCGTCACGACCGTCCTCAATGCCTATGGTAAATCGGCAGAAGAAGCCACGGCGGTGACGGACCAGATGCTCCTGGCACAGAACTTCGGCAAGACATCCTTTGGCGAGATGGCCCAGTCCATGGGCAACGTCATCCCCATTGCGGCACAGCTCAATGTCAGCACCCAGGAACTGTTCGGTTCCATCGCCGTCCTGACCAAGAACGGTATCCGGACCAGCGAGGCCATTACAGGACTCAAGGCGGCCTACAGCAACATTCTGAAGCCGTCTTCTGAAGCATCGAAACTGGCTCAGTCCCTGGGTCTTGAGTTCAACGCGGCTCATTTGCAGAGCGTAGGATGGCTGAAGTTCCTGGGCGAAGTGAAGCGGGCCACGGGCGGTGATGCCGAACAGATGGCCCAGCTCTTTGGTTCTGTCGAGGGTCTGAACAGCATCCTGGTCCTGACGGGTAAGGGAGCCGGGGATTTCGATAAGGTCATGGACCAGATGGCCCAGTCTGCCGGCATGACCCGGGAAGCCTATGAGAAGATGCTGACCCCGTCGGAGCAGATGCAGATTGCTATGAACCAGCTGAAGAATGCCGGGATGGACCTGGCTGTTTCCTTTACCCCTTATTTCAAGACCATGTCCCTGCGGGTGAAGGAACTGGCGGCCTGGTTCCGGTCGCTGACGCCGGAGCAGAAGACGCTGATCGGCCAGGTGGCTTTCGGCATCGTGACCTTCCAGCTCTTCGGTTCCACCCTGGGACGGGTGCTGACGATAGGCGGACGGGCCTTTGGGACGTTCAGCTCCATCGCCGCGGGCATCAGCAGGGCCGGGAGCGTATCGAAGTATCTGGCTGCCCAGTTCAAGGGCCTCGTCACGGTGGCAAGAGGCATCGCCATCGTTGCCAAAGGCATGGGCAGTACGTTCCTGACCGTGGGCAGGATGATGATTACCGTTATCCGGGCAGTCGGCGCAGCAGCGATGGCCAATCCAATCCTGATTGTCATCGCTGCCGTCATCGCAGGGCTGTATCTCCTCTGGAGCAACTGGGATACAGTTTCTCAGTATATCGAACAGGCCATCCAGGCGGTGTCGGATGCTGTGGATGCCGGGATGCAATGGATTGCTTCGGTCTGGGACGGGGCCATGAACGGCATCAGCGAGACGGCTTCCAGCATCTGGGAGAGCATCAAGGATACTTTCCGGAGCGGCGTGAACTGGGTCATCGACCAGGTGAACGGACTTATTGCCAGCGTCAACGGCCTGTCCATTGACATCCCGTCTCTGACAGGCGGGGCGCCGACTCATGTGGGATTCAATATTGAACCCATCAGCCATTTTGCCGGAGGCGTCGAAAACTTTGGCGGCGGCTTTGCGGTCATCAACGAAGACCGCCGGGGCGAGCTGGTCCACCTGCCAAACGGTAGTACCGTGATTCCTCATGATGAAAGCATCCGGCAGGCCATGCACGCAGGCAGCCACTCCATCACTATTTGCATCGACACGATGAACGTCCGCAGCGAGCAGGACATCGACGCCATAGCTGATAAGCTGGTGGAAAAGATCCGGTTGTACGGTATGAATCGCATGAAAGGAGCGACCATCTGATGGCTTCATTCTTAGAATCCATCCTGAATGCCATCGGGCAGGCGTCACAGGATCTGACGATTTCCCTGGCTGCGGGCAGCTCTGTCGTGACCTTTCCCGTGCTGCCTTCGGAACTGATGGTTTCCGTCAATACGAATCATGGCACGGTGAATATCAACAATTACGGGGAGTATCTCATGAAAGGCAGGACCGGGCTGAAGTCCCTGACGCTGGCGGGATTTTTCCCCGCCCAGGATTATCCCTTTGCCATGATGACGATGTCGCCTTATACCTATATCGCCGAACTGGAATCCATGCGTACAGGCGGCGAGGTCTGCCAGCTCACGGTATCGGATACACCCATCTCCATGCCCTGCCTGATCAGCTCCTTCAAGTTCGGGGAAAAGGACGGCAGCGGTGATGTGTATTATGAACTGGCGCTGACGGAATACCGCTATGTCACAGCGGCGGAAACTGGGAAAACGGACCCGGCAACGGGGCTGAAGAAACGCCCTGAGTCATTCTGGCAGAAGATGAAGAAGAATATCACCTATTATCCGGGCGACAGCATCGGCAATGTCGTGGGCCGGGCCGTCGGAAAATCGGTCACGCTCAATAAGGAGCAGTTCTCCAAGTTCCAGGTCTACCGCAGCATCATCCGCAGCGGCGGCCTATCGGCGGGGGACATCATTCGGCTGACGACCATGAACCTGAAAAGGAATGATGAAAATGTTCCAGTTGGCAAAGATAAATAAGGCAGATACGGGAAACCAGCAGGCAGACAAACCGCAGAACACGGACTTGTCTGCCTATGCCCTTTCTTATACCTGGTCGGGCGATGTGGAGCAGGCCGGAAGAAAGCTGGAATTTGATATCGCCTATACCACGAAAGACAAGGACTGGACGAATGCCGTTCTGGAGCTGGGAGATGAAGTGTGTCTTTCCTATACCGATGAGGTCACGCAGGAGACGTACCCCGTTTTCCAGGGGCGCATCTTTTCCCGGAGCCGGGACAGCGAGTCCTATGCCATGCGCTTTGTGGCCTTCGACAATATCATCTATCTGGCAAAATCCCGCATTACCCGGAAATACGCCAATGTGACCGTGGCTGATGCCATCCGGCAGACCATCCATGACTTTTCCATCGAAGCCGGGATGATGCCGGATCTTTCCGTGGTATGCAGTTTCATCGCCGATGACATCTCAGTGACCGATGCCATCAAGCAGGCGCTGTTTTACCAGTCGGCACAGGATGGCAAGGGGTATCATATCTACATGACGGACGGGAAGCTGAATGTGGTCTGTACCAATGACCAGGTGGTGGAGAACTTCCTCATCAGCGATGAAACGAATCTCACCGGGGCATCTGTGTCCGAGTCCATCGAAGACATGGTGTCGAAAGTGGTGGTCGTAGACAGTGCGGGCCAGACGAAAGGCGAGATGCCGAATGGCACCGACATCGCACGATTCGGCACCATCCAGGCCATCTGCAAGGCCGACCCCAAGCAGGACGATGCCTCGCAGGCCCGGGCCATGCTGAAGACCGTTGCCCATGATATGTCCGTCAAGGCGCTCGGCCATATCCAGTGCATTGCCGGCTTTTCCGTGGATATCCAGGAAGAACAGCTCAAAGGGCGGTTCTTCATCAAATCGGACAGCCATCGGATTGAGGGCAACAGGCATACCATGGAGCTGCATCTGGTCTTCCATAAACTGCTGGATGAGCAGAAGCAGGAACTCGACAGTGCGTCCTATAATGCGAACCCCGATTACGTGCCGCCTGCAGCGGCCGCTTCGGGCAGCCGGAGCGGGGCGTCCATGAGCGGGAATGCCGCCGGAGGCGATGTGGTGGATTCGTGCATGGAGAATTTCGATGGCACCGTTTCACCTTATGGCTCCAATGGCTGCGTGGACCGGGCAACAGTTGCCGCTGCCGGGTATTCGCCCTTTGCCGCGCAGGAATATAACAGCAACGTCAAAGGATGCGACCAGCTCCGGGCCGATGCCGAAGCCCAGGGATTGGCGATTCCCTACGACCCGGCACAGCTGGAGAAAGGCGACATCATCATGTACAACCGCTACAGCAAGCCGGATCCGAACTGGCATGTCGTGGTCTATGACGGCAACGGCGGATGCTGGGGCAACAGCTCTAATGTGTACGGCTGTTTCCATCATTACGAAGGGAGCATCGACATGGGGAGCGACTATTATCCGGCGACCATCATCAAGACGTCAAGGGGGTGACGGGAAATGCAGAAAAATCCATATATCAGCCTGCTGAACCTTATGGAGCAGGTATCGAGGAGCAGCAACAGCCCATCCATCCAGATTGGCGAGATACTCCAATCCCCACCGGACATCAAGGTGAAATACAACGGCATCATCCTGACGAAAGAGGAACTGTGGATTTCCCATTATCTTCTGGCAGGCTATGGAAGAACAGCTGAAGGACATCTGGTATCGGCTACCCAGAACCGGGCAGGTGGCAGTGGGGATGCGGCCTATCAGTCGCATAACCATGAGATTGACAACGACTATACCGATTCGGTGATTACTACGGATACCTTGAAGCCGGGCATGAAAGTCGCCATCATGCCCATGCTGGTGAATGGGAAGATCCAGCAGTATGTGATTTTAGATGAGATTGTGAGGTTGGACGGATATGGCTGATCCTTTTGTGGCCTTGGCATCCGGCGCGGATGCCAAGGCCAGAGAAACACTGCCGCTCCTCTCGGAATACGGCTATGACTTCGAGAAGCACCAGTTCCGCTATGACGAGAACGGGAACAATATCACCGTGACAGAAGTTGAAGCTCTCAAGGTGTGGATTTATAAAGCCCTGATGACGGAACGGTACCGGTATCTGGCCTACCATGATGAATACGGCATTACCATTGAACCCTATCAGGGAACGATGCCCAACAACGTCTATACGGCAGACCAGATCTGCCAGAACATCCGGGAGGGGCTGATCGTCAATCCCTATATTGCCCGGATCAACCGGGTGGATGTGGAAAAGCGGGAGAAAGATGATTTGTTCATTCTGGTGGATGTGACATCCATTTACAGCGATGAAAGCATCACGGTTGCTGCAGAAAGGAGTCTTGCATGAGCAATTTGTTCGATGCCCAGACAAAAGACCAGATTGAGAGCCGCATGGTGCAGACCCTGCACACGCTGACCGAAACGGACAAGACGGCTATCGAGGGTTCTTTTACCCGGGATATGATTGATACCAATGCCGTGGAATTCGAGAACAGCTATGCCGAGATGGCCATGCTCCGGGACGCGGCGTTTGCTGAAACTGCCTGGGGTGACTATCTGACGCTCCGGGCCGAGGAATTCGGCATCCAGCGGAAACAGGCCGTGAAAGCCAATGGACAAGTGACGGTTACCGGGCAGTCCGGGGCTTACATCATACGTGGCAGCCTGTTCCAGACGAAAGACGGGCTGCGGTTCTACACGACAGAATCTGCTACGATTCCCTCTGACGGAACGGAAGCAGACATTGCTGTCCAGGCCGCAGATACAGGGGTGAAAGGGAATGTGGCACCGGGGACGATTACGGAAATCCCGTATTCCATCCCCAACGTGTACAGCGTAATAAACCCGGAGAAATGCACGGACGGGGCCGATGAGGAAACGGATGCGGCTCTTCTGGCACGGCTCCTGTTCCGGGTTCGCCAGCCCATCACGTCCGGCAACGCCAACCATTACCGTTCCTGGGCCATGTTCGTGGATGGGGTGGGCAACTGCAAGGTCATCCCGCTCTGGAACGGGAACGGTACAGTGAAAGTCATTATTGTGACGGCAGAGAATGAATCGGCTTCCAAGGAGCTGATTCAGAAAGTGTCCCGGTACATCGAATCCCAGCGGCCCATCGGGGCTACCGTGACTGTGGTATCTCCGGCACCCGTATCCGTGGATATTACGGCAGAAGTGTACGGCACCGTCAATGCGGATGCGGTGACGGCCGCTGTGTCTGCCTATTTCAAGAATACAGGTTTCAGCCTGTCCTATGTCAGCCTGGCCCAGATTGGCCGGCTCATCCTGAGTGTGGATGGGATTACAGACTATCGGAACCTGAAACTCGGCGGCAAGGCGGAGAACATCCGCCTGACCAATGAGCAGATCCCGGTAGTCGGAAAGGTGGTGCTGAACCTTGTCAGCGAATGAATGGATGAGGCAGCACCCCATTGATGTCCTGGACTATCTGCCGAAATTCCTGGGGAAAGATCCGATGTTCAAGAAGACGGCGGATACCTGCAGCACGGAGCATAACCGTCTGCGTCTGGCCTTGCAGGATTTGGCGGACAACTTCTTCGTGAACACAGCCACCTGGGCACTGCCACTCTATGAATCGTTCTTGGGCATCAAACCAGGTGACGGGGATACCGACGAATTCCGCAGGCAGCGGATTCTCTTCAAGCTGCAGCATGTGGATGTATCCACGGTGGATTTCATGAATTCCATCGTGAACCTGTACAGTGTCGGCCACATCGAGGAAGTGAACGAAGAATATTATTTCAAGGTGTACTGCATTATGAATGACAAGGATACGGAAACGCTCTCGAAGCTGATTGCCCAGCTCGACATCTACAAGCCGGCCCATCTGGGCTATGCCATCTATCTGGGCTATTCCTGGAACGGGAAGATTCACTGGGATGGCGAGGCAACGTTCTCGACAGCGACCATCGTATCCGGGAAAGGAGTGACGGCAAGTGGCTGAGTATATCAAGGAGAAGTGGTCAGCGGATTTTCCGGACCGGGCCGGGCAGGAAGTCCGGCCGACAGAAGCTGTAGAAAATACGCTGGATTATGATGTGCTTTTCCCTCAGTATCTTTCGGAAGACCCGGTCGTCTTCAATCAGCAGAACAGGACCGTGTCTCAGCTGGTCAGTAATGATGCCCGGCTCTATGAGCGGATTTCTGCTACGGCAGGC